AACAAGGAAGATAGGCTAATTTAAATGAAAGTTTTTGTATTTTTCTATGTATTTTTGGAGTAAAGTTTTGTGAATTGGGTTTTTCACTAGAATACCAGCCAAATCTCTTTCAATGACTAACTGTTCCGCGACCGGAACATCGAAAGCTAACTCAAAATCGGATCTAGCAGTATCAGAAATAGGTTGTATGGTGATTTCTTTCATGCTATTCAATCTGGCTGGTACTTTATCTACTGACCCTAGTGGACTACTATGTATATTGTTAGATAGCGTTGCCAAGAAAAACGATTGTAAAATCGGAACTCCGGCATGTACAGCTAACTCGCATAAGCTCGACCCAGCCAAGAACCTGGATGCGCACCTGCGAAATTTGCTGTTTGCGTAACAGAATCTACTTATTGTTCTGTATGGATTCTTAATCATTCGCCAGCAGTTGTCAATCCTAACAGGACTTGCTTGGCAAAACTTTATCTGCTGGAATATGGAAGTTGCTATTTCTAGCTCTGTTTCCATTCCGAACTCTCTAAAAAACTTTAAATCTGGTAATCTATCATAATCTTCACGCTCTATGATGATTATACTATCGTCACCATTCACATGGATACGGGCATTTACTATGCCAACAGAGTATAACCAACATACGATCATAATGTAGTTGGTCAAAGTATTACCACTACTAGTCGTATATTCACCTGATAATCTTTTACCTTCGACTTTGTATCTAACTCCTCCGTGTGTTATTACTGAGTTTCGCAGCTGCATTTTGAGCAGACTTCTCAGTAAACTAGAGTTAAATAAAATATCCCAAAACCCATGTTCAGCTTTGAGAAGAGGGACATCATAATGTCCGTCGAACTTTGAATGATCTAAACATACAGCAAAAGGTGTTTTGAAGTGATCCCATGATTGTTTAATAGAGCTTGCTAATCCAGCATTATCATGTAGCTTAGAAAAGACATGATGTAGCGGTTGATCAAAAAATCCATACAACTCTTTTTGTTTTAAAACTAAATCAAATTGGAGAACGAAACTTTTAAGTAAATACAAATACTCATAAGATCTATGTTGTATTAGCCTACCTGGTTTTCCTAATTCCATTTTATCAATGCCAAGCTTCTCGTATTTGATGAATGCTTGTGCTCTAGCTATTTGCTTATCTACGAATAAACGTGATTCTAATATATTACTATAAGCTCGCTTATACCTGGCCAATATATTTTTGCGAGTGTTACTAAAAATGTGAGTTGAACCCAGTTGGCGGAATGAACCTTCCGGGGACGAACACTTGACATAATTCGCCAGTGTTTTGTACAAGTTTAAAAATGATTGAAATATATCACCTTCGGGGCTCGTCTTTAACGGTGCTACACAGTGTCTCCCGAAGATGGCGTCGTATTCATTACAGAAACATTTATTAAAGTAGAATTGTGGTTGTGTGAGTAGCTGTGTATCTACTATTTGTATAAAAAAAGATTGCTTGTGAGAGCCTATGTGACTAATGTCTACCTGTAGGCCAGATACCTCTTTCTTATTAAGGCTAAGAGAAGGGCAGTATGCAGGTAGGACACGTAGGCAATTTTAAACGGTGATTTGAGGTGCATTCAACGCGACACTGGGTAAGAAACCACCAATAAATGAGTGTTCTCCCGGAGGATTTATTTTCTTTCCGAGGTCCCCTATAAGTGTCTTGTTCAAGTGAGTCATGTTATCCAGGTTGTTGCCATTCTTTATGACAGCTCTGAATTTTAACTCCTCAGGTTGAACTGTGAATGCAATTGTGACGGCTGTTGCTAGTAATTCGTAGTCATCTGGCGACTCCGTGGTGCAGCCATTTTTCATGAGCCACACCCTAGCATCTATAACTAATTGATTTATGAGAGAAGTGTTACGTATTTTTAAAAAATGTTTAGTTCTAAGAAAATTTAAAAGCTTGCTATAAACCAAAAACCGTTTTTTCTTTTTGGTTATTTTATTTATCGCTGATCTACAAGGGACAGTGAATATTTCTTTAGCGACGTAATCGCTGCTGTCTATCTGTAGACTTTCATCACTATTTACAATTTGCGAGCAAGCTTGAACTCCAGCATTATGCGTGTACGTTTCAGAACTCAAATGAGTTCCACCGTTTTCTATGCATGCTATTCCATCATCATTTCGAATGATGTCTCCTCTCGTCACTTTAGGTTCTACGAACCTGACACGCTGCTCTTCTGGTAGTTCTCTTTGTTCATAAGATTGTTCCATTTGATCTTCCAATTCCGCTTCATCTACTTGATCGGGCAATCTCATGAACTTGTTGGGTGTTATGTAGTTCACAGTAGTCTCCTTAGTAACTACTGGTTTAAATAGTCTTAGTTTTTTCTTTGCTTGTGTTATTTTTCTTAGTATGTATCCAAATCGTTTCGAATTTTTGTCAGATTTATGAGTGTTTATGACGTCACCATCTGGGCAAGAGATGGATTGATCGCTATCCCATAAGCCAGGTGCTGATGCAGACGGGGGGCTGCATTGCACATCGCGAGGACTGTAGAAAAATGCCATACCGAGTTTACGGCGTGGTTGTAATCAACCACCAATATATATAACTATTG